TTTTTTCAAAAAAAAAAAACTTTTTTTTTTACGTTTTTGATCATTTTTTGAAATTCGCCTTTAAGCTGGCATTGAAATGCCTTTTACACATACTATCTTTGAATATTTTAGAGCAATTACAGTGTTGTCCCTTTCTTTTTCCTGATTTTAAAATTGCGATGCATTTTACACCACCATTATCTTTATCTTTATCTTTATTCTTACAATAAATTTTATAATGTTTATTACAAAAATATTGTTCATCAACATAATTTAAATGATTTGATACACAAGCCGCACACTTTTCTCCTTTTCTTTTCCCGGAACGAAGTTGATAATTACATTGAAAAATTTTGTTTGTAATAGCTTTATTACTATTTACACCTGATATTTTAAGTACATTTGGAAAATCAACATATGGAATTAATTTATTTTCTATATTTCTACAATATGGGCATTTAAATTGATGTTTCTTTAATCGAATAATATCTTTATAATTTATTTTTTTATTTTTCTGTATTGATATTTCTTGATAAAGTGGTACATAATTGAATGTATGTCCGCATTTTAACGTTATGTTAAATTTAGATAACCTTTCTTTTGTCAATAAACATAGTTTAGTATTATTAATATCATTTTCATCATTATCAAAATCTTTTTCTAATTCAGCAAAGAAATCTATATTACCTTCAATAATATAATTATTCATTTATATTATATTATTTTTGTCTTTATGTAATTTATAAAAATGGTTAAAAAAACCACATGGGGTAGATATACATGGATATTCTTCCATACCGTAATTTATAAGGTTAAAAATGAAAATGATTATAATACTATAAATAAATTAAAATCATTTATAAACACAATATGCAATTTAATACCATGTTCTACATGTAGAAACCATGCTATGGAATATTTAAAACGAAACAATATTGATAATATAAAAACAAAAACACAATTAAAATTATACATGTATAAGTTTCACGATTACAATAATAAGAGAGATGGAAAACAAACACTATCTATTAATGAATATGATAAAATATATGAAAATAAAATAACTACCAGTGTATTATACAATTTTCGTGTGATATTATATAATATTAAATATGCAGCAAATTATATGTTTTTAAGTAAGAAAAAAATTAATTTTATATCAGAATATACTAATTATTTTAAAAATAATATTAATAAATTCAATTTATAGATTTTTAATAATTTTTCCATTTTTATAAACAGAACATTTGAAGTTTTGTTTTGCTGGTTTCTTACATGTCATTGTATTTCCAACAAGTTCTTCAAAAAACAATAATGATTTATTACCTGTTACTTTAAAAATAGTATACCATAATGTTCCTAAAACAAACCCAACAATACCACCAAGTATCACACTTATAATATCTTGACAACCAATTGATATTTTTGATATTGCATCAATAACAAATATCCCAATAATAGAACCAACAATCATGTAATTTGTGTTGTTATACTGTATCATTGGTATTAATAAATATGCCATTGTAAATGCTATAATAACACTATTAATAGCTGGACTGTTATAATTGTTTAAAATCGGTATATCAAACAAATTACAATTTGGTGGTGAATTAATCGGATAAGGTTGTTTAAACAAATTCATTATGAATATATTTATAATACTTGTAAGTATCAATCCCAAAAAGTAAATAATACCTTTTAAATTATTATTAAATATAGACATCATAATTAAAAAAAAACTTAATAAAAATGGTGCTAATGCTGAAAAAAATTGGAATAAATTTGTAAATGTTAATTTAATTGCCATATATAATAATATAGAAAAATAATATTATTATACGAATACTAATTTTAACACATCATGAATAGATTCAACTTCATGAAATGTTATATTTTCAACCACTTTATCGTCTTTATATATATCCCAAAAATCGGTGAACTCTTTGTGATTTTCCTTTGGGTATATAAATGTATCAACTCCGGCTCTAATACCGCCTAATATTTTTAAATCAAGACCACCTATAGCGGTTACACATCCATTTAAATTAATTTCTCCAGTTATAGCAATATTGTTTTTTATTTTGTTTCCAGAGAACAAACTATACATTGTAACTGTTATCGCTGTCCCTGCACTTGGACCATCTTTTGGGACTGCACCTTCAGGACAATGAACGTGTATGGATTGTGTAAAGTTCTTTTTCACTCGTTTTGATAATGCTGTTTGCTCTTTGTTTGTTAATAAAGACCATGCAAGCGATTTAGCTACATTCATACTTTCTTTCATAACATCGCCTTGTAACCCGGTTAATTTCATATCCAAAAATTTGTCACCAGGATTAAATTTGGTTTCAATTGGGATAATACCACCTAACCCTAAAGCATTTGCCCATAGACCATTAATAGTGCCTACAACAGGTTTCTTATGAATTTTTTTATACATAACTGGCCGTCTATCTTTTAGATATAATAATTTGATTTCATCATTTGATATTTGAATCGGTAAACTAACATTTTTATTGGAATTTTTTAATGTTTGTATATTAATTTCACCAACGATTTCGAATAAAACTTCTTTGAGTTTTCTCACCCCCGGTTCTCTTGTATATTGATTTATTATATATTCAATGCATTCGTTGGAAAATTCAACTACATCAAGTAATCCCATTTTAGTTAATAATTCAGGTAGTATGTATTCGTGTGTTATAACAATCTTTTCTTTCAATGTCAAATGCTTAAATCTCACACGATGTATTCTATCTAATAATATTCTATCAATAATACCAGGATCATTATATGAAAAAATAAATAATGCTTTTGATAAATCAAGCCCAATTCCATTAAAATATTTATCGTTAAAACTATCATTTTGAGTAGAATCAATTAAATGAGTTAAGATACCTATGATTTCCTTTCCATGTTCGGTTTGACTTACTTTATCTAATTCATCAATAAATATAATAGGGTTCATACATTTTTTTTCCATTAATATATCTACTATTCTACCCCAAGTGGAACCAACATACGTATAATTGTGTCCAACCAATGTACTACCATTTGATGAACCACCAATTGCAATAAAAGCAAATGGTCTAGAGTTACCTTCGGCATCTTTTAAACAATTGGCAATACCGTTTTTTGCGAGGGATGTCTTGCCTACACCAGGAGGCCCCTCAAACCCAAAACAATATCCGGTTTTTTCACCATTAATCCATTGTCCAATAATTCGTTCGACTTGTTTTTTCGCTTTTTCGTGTCCATATACTGATTTATTTAATACTTCGGGTATAGAATCAATATATTTATTAACCTTTTCCATATTATGGTTTATTTCGGTAGATTTTTTTTGGATAATATCAATAATATTTGAATTATCAAATGATTTATTGAAACATTGTGAAATATTAAATTTATTACATATGTCATTTGTAAATTTTTCGTTATCGCTAAAATTTTGTATGGTTTCTAAAATTTTATTTTTCATATATTGCATTTTTTTTCCAGAATGTGAAATTTTGGTCATTTTAATATTATTTTTCTTAATAACAGTATTCACAATTAATACAGCATTAATAAGTTCGTTTCTTTTAAATGACGTTATTTTTTCAAATATTTTTTTAATTGTTTTCGACTTAAATTCATCGACATAATTATTTTCTATTTTTGACAAATAATGCTTCATTTCAACACTGGTATAGTTTTTTTTGATAGGAAATTGTGTAACTTTATGTTCTGTATTATTTAATTTATCTATAAGATCATCGAAAATATTTCTATTGCTATTCATAATTGTTAATATTTCTTCTTCTTTGTATATTCCAAATGGAATTCTAAGTAATGCTTCTAAAAACTGTCGAGCCTTTGAACCCGAATCTTCAGATTTTGCTTTAATTTCTTTCAATTTAACCATTGCCTTTTCTTTAACTGCATCACTCGCTTTTAATAAACAAATTTGTTGTTCTAGTGGTATCTTACTACTATCGATATTTGACAAATTTTTAGTATATTGTATAGTCTTTTGCATAGCATCCTTAAAATATTTTTTAACATTCCAAGGAAGACTATCTAATAGTAATGTTTGATCTTGTGTATCGATTGTCCCATTGTTATCATTAGACAACAAATCATATAATAAATAGGATAAATATTGAAATTCATTTTCATCAGCTTTCAATAACAATTGAATTAATGTGGTTCGCTGGTTATATAATTCACTTGAAATAAAATCTTTTACTATTTGGGAAATAGTTCGTTGTTTTATTAAATGAACTTGGTTTAAATAACCAATGAATCTATTATACAATTCCTCATTATTATATACCAGTAGTTCTTTTAAGGATAAACAATTTTTAAAGCGTACAAAGGCCTTTGTTAAAAAATCAGGATCCTTGGGTTTATTGTCTTCAATATCTTTCATTTTATTTATTATAAATTGATAATTCATACACCTGATATTAATATCATCTATTATACAACAAACAATCATTGTTTTTTTTTCTGCTTCATTGTGAAAGGCAATTTTTATACCATATACCTTGGTTTGAAAAGAGCGACTTGTTCTAGCCAAATCAAAACAATCAAGGTTTTCAGATGATTCAACAATCATAAAATCTTCTATAATTCGATTTTTTTTAATTGTTTTATTTTTTTTTGTAACATTGGAGTTATTTTTCCACCCCATTATTTTATATCCTATTGGGTGACAATATTTTTCAATCAGTCCCCATTTATCACTGTTGGATTTTGAAATATTTTTATTTATATATTCATTACCAAAACAAATATCAATTAAATTTTTCATATTTAGTGTTCCATATGTTTTAAATAGAATACACAAATCATTATTTATTTCTTGTAATTTATTTATAAATTGTTCTTTATCATATTTAACTTTATTTTCAATCGGTTGGTTTAATTTTTCTAGTTCGATGTATATATTTTCCAATTTTTGCATTGCGTTATTCATTTCATTTGCACCAAAAATATCAAGATTCTTGTATTTTTTTAGACTAATAAATGTTTTCTTAATTATTTCCATAAAATCTGTAATTTTAATTTTCATAATATTACCTACTTTACTATTTTTCTTCGATAATTTCGACGATTTCGTCGATTTTGACATTTTTAAATTCGTATATGCCTTTTTAGCGAATTTACTACTTGCGCTTTTTTTCATAATATATAATTACGATTTTATAATTAAATTAATTAAACTCAATTAATTATTGCGGTATTTATTCCTAAATAAAGAATATATTATTTATTTAATCAGATTAAAGGAAAAAAAAGGATATATATATATGGGTATTCCTAGTTATTTTTCATATATTGTAAAAAATCATCGAAAAATAATATATAAACTAGAAGATTGCTTTAAACATAAAAAGGATATTGATAATTTGTATTTGGATAGCAATTCAATTATTTACGATTGTATTGCTAATATCAATTATGTGAATGATGAACAATTTGAATCGGAAATTATTGAAAATGTTTGTATTAAATTGCAGTATTATATTGATGTTGTATCGCCTCAGAAAAAGGTGATTATAGCATTTGACGGTGTTGCGCCAGTTGCAAAATTAAAGCAACAGCGTGATCGCAGGTATAAATCATGGTTTTTAAATAAATTGGAAAATAAAATTGCGAATAAAGAAAATAATGTTACATGGAATCGTGTTAAAATAACACCAGGTACATCATTTATGAATATGTTAGGTGAAAAAATTAATGAACGTTTTAGTGATGAAAAAATTATAGTAACTGCAAGTGATGAAAAGGGTGAAGGGGAGCATAAAATTTTCGAATATATAAGGAATAATGAATCGTATCATAAAACAACTAAGACAGTTGTTTATGGTCTTGATGCTGATTTAATAATGTTATCATTAAGTCATCTAAAATATTGTAACAATATATATTTATATAGGGAAACACCTCATTTTATAAAACATATTGATAGAACACTTGATCCAAATGAAAATTATGTATTGAATATAAGAGAGTTGAAAAATATAATTGATGATAATTTAAAAATTAGTGATAAATACAAAAAGGGTGATTCATTAATCAATGATTATATATTTATGTGTTTTTTTTTAGGAAATGATTTTATGCCACACTTCCCTGCATTAAATATTAGAACAGATGGTATTCAGCGAATAATTAATGCATATAAACATTGCATTTCAAGTCGCGGTGAAAGACTTATTTGTAGTAATAATAAAATTAATTGGAAAAATTTAAGAAAAATTGTGGTATTTTTGGCGGATAATGAAAATGAGTATTTAAAAATTGAGATGAATAAGAGAAATAAAATGGAAAAACGTCGTTATAAAAATAAGCTTGAAAAATTGACTAATATACCAATGCAAAATAGGGAACAGGAAAAATATATAAATATAGGTGAATATGGATGGGAAAAAAGATATTATTCATCTTTGTTTAATATTGATATTGACGATGATAGGCGGAGACAAATATGTATAAATTATATTGAGGGTTTAGAATGGACGTATAATTATTATACAGACCAATGTTATGATTGGCGTTGGATATATAAATATCATTATCCACCTTTATTAACAGACTTATGTCGTTTTATACCATATTTTGAAACTACATTTGTTGAAAAAAAAATACCATATCCAATATCATCATATACACAATTAGCCTATGTATTGCCAAAAAATGCATTGCATATTATACCAAACAATATTGAAACATTATTAATCGAACGTTTTAATGAATGTTATAAAATGAATTGTGAATTGGAATGGGCATATTGTAAATATTTATGGGAATCGCATGTGTTGCTCCCCAAAATAGATATTATAGAATTAGAGAATG